TCTAGCGACGACGATGATTAATTAGTATCCGTAAATATATATAAGGATAACCCCATATATTAACGTATAGAATGTTCGACCTCAAGTATTATGCCATGTTATCCAAGACTGAAAAACACTTCGATCAAGATAAAGCGTATTGTATGACTCGAAAAGCCTTTCATGAAATGGAAGTAAATTGTTTAAAACATAATGATTTATACTTATCTAGAATTGCTAATCTTCCAGATGAAGACCCTCTAAAAATTATAATTTTAGATCATTATAATAAATTTGGACAAAAAGGCTTGACTTCTCTTTTTAAAGAAATTAGAGATAGTATTTAAATTAGTATCCGTAAATATATATAAAGAAATATTTATATTATATATTAACGATGCCTAGTTCTAAATACTACGAATTATATAAACAACAGAATCCCGAATTGCATAATAAAGAAAAACAACGAGTTAATAATATACTTAAAAGCAAATATGCTAATGATCCAGAGTTTAGAGAGAAATGTTTAAAATACCAGAGAGAGTATCAACAAAAGAAACGAGATTTAAAAAAACTAAATAACGAATTATAATATATATTAATTTTTATATTTTTTATATTTTTTTTATATTTTTAGTATATATTATACTAAAAAATCTATATTTATATTAAATCTATACATATTAGAGGTTTAAAGACCTTTAAAACGTATAAATCTAATAATATAATGATTAAATCCTATATAAATTTTAAAATTTATATAGCATCTGGTGCCTATTTCTATTAGATTTATACGTTTTAAGGGTTTTAAGACCTTTTTAATTAAAGATTTAATATAAATCTTGGTTTTTAATAGTTTAAATACATTTTTAAATCAATAATATATTGTTTAATTAATTGTATTCTTATTTTTGTATGTTTGTTAATGTACTTATAACAGTCATTAACATATATTACCTCTAATGGTGTAAGTTTAGTCATGTCTAAACATACATATAATACATTTACTACATTTTTTAAATTAGTACATTCCATATATATATCTTGTTTTAATAATTTCATATTATATATTAGAAATGGATATATCATTAAAACAATATCGCGATCGATGTTATATTAACTCGTTATTATGTGAGGGGTCATATAATTTTTATAATACGATTAATAATATTTGTTTATTCCCTACCATATTAGGATCATCGATTTTAACATGTTTAAATTCGTCTAATGTAGATACGGAGAAAATCAAATATATCAATATAATCATTAATGGGGCAATTACAATTATATTAGCAATTACAACCCAATATAAAATACATGATCGAATTAGTATGTTTAAAGCATATCAAAGCAAATTTACTAAATTAAACCATCATATCGAGGGATTAATAAATAATAAAAATAATAATCAAATATCAACAGAAGATATATCAGTAATTGTTAATAAGTATGATATGTTGGTCGATGAATTACAATTCACATATCCAGCACACATACGCAAAACAATAATTAAGAAATATGAAAAAACCTCCATTACTCTTCCTAATAGTCTGGCAATTGAATCATCAATCGTTATAATTAATTCTTAAGTTTTCTTAATATAATTATTATTAGCTACATCAACACTCGAGCCCATTGCCGTCATGTCTTTTTTTAATTCTTCGGCATTATCTCCATATTTATTCGTCAAATACATTTTACGCAGCATAGATGCTCCAATATTCTTTTTAAATATACGATTTAATAATAAAGTAATTGAATTAGTATTCTTATATGGTTCATTCGTTTTCAAATCAATTAATAAATGATCACCATCTTTTAATTTAAACGCTTTTATATATGCCGTTATAATTTGAAATAATTCTTCGTTAATATCTACTTCTTGACGATTATATTTTTTAGCGGTTTTATAATTATTAAATATAAATTTCTTTTTCTTAATATCTAAATAATTAAATTCAATTGGTAACGTATCATTATATTTAGTTGATATTTTTAAATATTGATAATCCTTATTACGTCTCGGGGCTTGAAGATAATATAATGATAATAATAAATAATTTTGATATGCTTGTTTGTTATCCTTATATTTATCTTTTAATTCATTATATATATATTCTAATTCATCTTTTTTAATCCAATTTGTATTTTCTGCATCGGTCATAGCTGTCTGGTCCTTCAAGTTCTTATTATATTCGTCAAGTATTGCTGAATACTCTTTATAAAGGTTTTCGGCTTTTTTAGTTTTAGTTGTATTTAATGAACATTTTAGAATCGATGCAATAGCAATAATATAATTTCGTTGTGTGTTAGGTTTATAATCTTTTATAATACTTTTTATATTTTCAATATTATTTAAAAAATTTAAATTCTTAACAATATTATTATTATTTAACTTTTTCAATTTAGCTTTATAACTATCAATTGAAGATTTAGATAAATCCTTACATTTAAATATTTCATCAATATTCATTTTATTTTATACATACATTTTTTTTATCATCATTATTAATAAGAATGAATTTAAATCCTGTTGATTTTAATTATATCGATGGAGAAAATATATATCCTTTACAGGATTATATCGATGAACAAATAAATAATATATATACATCTAATATTTATATTACACCAACTAAAAAATTAAATGAGGTTATTTATTATTCAACATCTAATTTAAATATTCAAAATAATATTCCATATGGTCAAATTCAATTTAAAACAAGTTCATCATATCCATTAGACAACACTAAATATGGAACAATTATTGATTTTACGGGTAAATTACAAGTTTATCATAATTATAATTTATTACAGCCAACATTTAGTGCCGCTTATTATGATGTTGAAGCTGAGTTATTACAATTAAAAGCAGATGGAATAAATACTGATGCACAATTTATTTTAATTGAAGCAGGAGCTGTATATTTACAAGACCAGATAACATCAAGCAGAAATGCATTAATAAATGTAGAAACTCAAGTATTAGCTTTAACTAATAGTGTTTATAGTGGTAGAACATATCAAGAATTTAAAAATATTGTTGAAGATACTAATCTTTTATCATTTCGTGATAGATATAATACACTAATTGGTGGAATGGCAATAAGAGCAACTGAAAGGTGGCAAAATACATTAATTAATATATCTGCTACTTCTGCTATTTTAGGACTTGCTGGTGCATGTATTGGAGCAGCAGCAAATTATTTATCATATGAACAGGCATCGAATACTTTATATAGTAATTTAAATTTTACAACAATTCAAAAAAATACAATTTATAATGATTATATATCATATGAAATTCAATCATATAATAATTATAATATTTCGATGAGTAATTTAAACGTTTCTAATGGTTTTATTAATTGTAATATCATAACTACTCAAACAATACCATTAATATCAACTGGTAATATAACTGTTAATTATAGTTCAACTGGAGGTCATATTAAATTATATAATACTAATTCAAACGCTAATACAGCTATAGTTTTTTATAATAATGCTGGTATTCAATCTTATATAGGTATTGGAGGAACTAATATTACTACTTATGCTAATAATTTTATTATAAATTCTGCTAGTGGTATTATTTTTAGCACAGGAGGCCAAAATAATTTAATGACTCCTTCCATGTGTATTGCAAATACCGGAGCAACAGGTTTAAACGCCTTTCCATCAACAATTCCCACAGGTTATCGATTTTATGTTAATGGTAATAGTTATTTTAACGGTTCAATAACAACAACTTCTTTAACTACTAATTCAATTATATATAATACCCAAGAATTATCAACAACATTAAATAGTTATTTATTAAAATCTGGTGGAACTTTAACAGGTCCATTAACATTAAATACTAGTTTATATGCAGACCCTGGACCATATCCAAATGGGTTTAATGGAGATAGAATAATTTTAAATGCTGGTATTGGAACAAATGGTTATCCGTATTCGGTGGGAATTAATACAAATGTTTTTTGGAATTGTGCCCCAGCTACTGCGAGTTATAAATGGTATTCAGGTGCAACTAATACAGCAACTTTAGATAATACAGGCTTATTAACATTACCATCGATAACAACTACGGCTAATTTAAATATAAATGGAATATCAAAATTAGCTAATTATACTGTTATCGGTTATCCATATGTTGATTATAATGGCTATTCGCAAACTTCTATTTTTGCAGGTCCATCTACTGCAGTAAATTTAATATTAGAAAGTCGCGCTCCAACTTATGGAGCATGTTTATTATTAACAAATAATTTAAGTTGTAATTCTGCGATTTCTGTTGGTGGTTCTACTACTTCCCCAACATTATTTCGAAATAATATGATTTTGCAATCAGCAACAGCTATAATATTAAATGTTAATAATACAGCAACGGAAACGCCAAATTTTATAATATTGCAAAACGGAAACACCGGAATAGGAATTGCAAATCCAACAACGCTTTTTTATGTTAATGGCAATTCAACTTTATTAGGTAGTGTTAGTGGTGTAACAACTTTAAACGCAACTAATATTAATTGTTCTATAATAACCGCAAGCAATGATACAAATCCTATTAGAATATCATCTACATTAGCATCTGCTAATAATTGTATTCAATTTAAAAATAATTCTACTTTTTACGCCTATATGGGAATTGGTGGTACTTCTTTTAGTGGTAATTATCAAAATAATTTTTTTATTGAAAGCACATCAAATATTATTTTAAATGCTAATGCTGTTTCACTATCTACGCCGCGATTTATGATTAATTCAACTGGTAATATTGGAATTGGAACAGTACCGGCAACAACATATATGTTAGATGTTTATTGCTCTAATCCTTATGGTCTAAGGGTTTTTACATCTGGAACAAATGGTTATATTTATTTATCAGGAGGAACTGGAAATAGTCTCGGTTATATTAATTTTGTTAATTCTGCTGGACTTAGACAAGGTTATATTGGATATGGTAATAACACAGCAAATTATATCGATTTAGAAACTGAAAATAATTTTTTAGGTTATAAAGTAACGGGAAATTTAATAATTGCTGGAAATAATAATATTGGAACTGATACCTCCTTTTCTGCTAATACTAAATTAACTATTTCAGGTTCTTCTTATGGATATTCGCAACCATTAGTAAGAATAACCCAAAATGCCGGCTGGGATGGTAATTATGCTTTACAGGTAGTTGGATATAGTGATTTTGGAGGAATTCGAATAAATGGTGCTGATACTGGAAATACCATTTATACAACTGGGAATAATGATATGGGATTATCAACAAATGCGGGAACATTAAAATTTAATGTTAATGGAGCTGAAAGAATGAGAATAGCAACAAATGGAAATGTAGGAATAGGAACAAATAACCCAGGGACAAAATTAGATATTGCAGGAGTTATTAATTTAAATTCGAGTGGTTCTTTATTAGGAACTCCCACACAGGCAACATATGGAGGAAATGGAGACCGAATAATATTATGGAATGGAGATTCTGGTAATTATCCTTATTCACTTGGAATGAATAATAATACGATGTGGTATTCAACCCCTAATGGCGCGAGCCATAAATTTTATACTAATGGCAGTAATACTGTTACATTTAACCAAAGTTTTAATATTATATGTCCTTTAATATCAATTGCTGGAATTCCTAATGCATGGCGTATTAATTTAAATCAGTATAATATTGCAGGTCAGGCAACTTCTGTTTATTTTAGTTGTTCTCATTATAATAGTACTGGTCCTATTACTATTTATTGGGTAGGACATATATTAATAAATAGTTTTAATACTGCAAGTCCCTCATTATCATTTTCTACAATTTTTAATTCTACGAATTGTTACCCATCGTGGTTTTATGATGGGTCATTATGGTTAGAGATAATATCAACATTTTCTGTTACTGGTTCAATTTTGAAATATAAAGTTATTGGATAATAGATATATATGGATTTTCAAATAGAAGCATATTTAAATTTTAAAAGATATGAAAGAAATAAATTATTAAATGATAGTGATAAATATTTATTACCTGATTATCCTATAACATCGAGTAATTTAGAATTAGTTAAACAATATCGACAAGAATTGAGAAATTATATGAATTTAGAAGAAGTTAAAAATTATAATTTTAATTCAATTATTCCAGATTTCCCCCAATCTCCAATCCTAAAATAATATCTCATTATAATATTAGATATAATGGGAGATATAACCAGTTCCTTTCCTACTTCGTTATCTTATCGTATTCGGCAATTAACCGGCAATATGTCGCGTGTAGGTGTTAAAATTACTCCTGATCGAACAACTGGTATTGCTCCAAGTGATATTATAACTTTTAAGCTTCCTAATAGTTCTGTTGTTGATTTACGAACTTTTAATTTCTTTTATCAATTTACCACTTCAGGCACTACTGGAACATTTATCCATCCTCGATATTCTAGCTCTCTTATTGAGCGCATATCAGTTATAATTAATGGTAATACCGTAGATATTCTACCATCTTATAATTTCCTTTATAACACACTTATGGATTTAGAAGGTTCTTCTTTCGACCAATTTTCAAAACGTAGTGTTACCGAATGGTTCGACCCATCGCTAAAATTTACATCTGCAGACCCTAGTTCTACTACTGATGTTGCTTTAGTTGCTGACAATTGGACCAAATCGGGCACATCTCTTCCATCAAAAGTAGATGGCGCTATTTGCCACTGGCTTGCGTTTATGGGTTCATGTTCTCCGAGTTGTTTAGATACTAGCGATTTAGGCGATGTTTTTATTCAAATTCAATTTGCATCCCCATATATTCTACCATCAACAATTAATGCTACTTCTCAAACTCTCGCCGGTGGTTCTTATACTCTTGATAATGTATATGCAACAATTGATGTGCTTTCATTTGCAAGCGATGAATATTATAATCTTAAAGCGTCAAAATTAGCATCATCCGGTTTAAATGTTGGTTTCTACTCATATTTAAATGCTCGATTCGCTTCAATTGCTAAAAATACTGGCATTAATGTTAATTGGAATGTATCCGCTAATTCTCTAGACCAGATTATCTGCACTTGCTGCAAAACAGACCAAAATTCAACCTGGAAACCTATGATTGTTTATGGTTCTAATGATGCTGGTTCAACTGTTTATACTATGTCTCAAATTGTAGCCGATCCAGTTGGAAAGGTTAATAATACCGGTTCTATTAGAACTGAGGTTCTCGGTGATGGTTTCATGAATTCTTATTATTTCCTTCGAAACGCCCAGGCTATTAAAGAAAGCCGGGTAAGTATTAATAACCGACCGATTAATTACGGATTTTTAACACCTAAAGAAGTATATATTCAAACTCTAAAAGCATTAGGATATAATCATATTGATCTAGGA